AAATGGATTATAAAGTGAGAAATTAAATGGCAGATAACAGAATAAGACCAAAAGGCAAAAACCCGGCTAATCAAGAATCAGAACTGTTCAAAAGACTTACACGTCTTTTTTCAGGACCAATCGTTAATTATCGATCACAATCTGGCCGTCGCATTAGACGCCAGCATTTAGACAAATATTCATCTCGCTTTAAGTCTGCTTCTGGACAACAGTTTAAGAAGACTCTTTACAATCCGTTGGATCAAATTGCAACAAATGCTATTGCAAACCAACGACGCTCAGAACGCTATGTTGATTTCGATCAAATGGAGTATATGCCTGAGATTGCTTCTAGTATGGACATTTATGCCGACGAGATGACAACATATTCTGAGCTTAAACCAATGTTAAATATTAAGTGCTCAAATGAAGAGATACGTGCAGTGCTTTCTATATTGTACTCCAGCATTTTAAACATTGAATATAACTTGTTTGGCTGGGCTCGCACAATGTGCAAGTATGGTGATTTCTTTCTGTATCTTGATATTGATGAAAAGTTTGGAATCAAGTCTGCCATCTCCCTTCCTATTCAAGAGATTGAAAGGCTCGAAGGACAAGACTCAACAAACCCTAACTATGTGCAGTACCAATGGAATTCTGCTGGTATGACATTTGAAAACTGGCAGATTGCTCACTTCCGTATACTCGGTAATGATAAGTATGCACCATATGGCACATCCATTCTTGAACCAGCACGTCGTATCTGGCGTCAGCTTACACTTATGGAAGATGCAATGATGGCCTACCGTGTTGTTCGTTCGTCAGAACGTCGCGTGTTCAAAATTGATGTTGGGTCTATTCCGCCCCAAGATGTTGAGCAATATATGGAAAAAATTGTAACTCAATTAAAAAGACACTCAGTTGTTGACCATAATACTGGTAGGGTGGATCTTAGATATAACCCCATGAGTATTGAGGAGGACTACTACATTCCGGTACGCGCTGGTTCGGCTACAGAAATCACTAGTCTTGCGGGAGCACAAAATATTACAGCAATTGATGATATTAAATATCTTCGTGATAAGCTCTTTTCCGCGTTAAAAATTCCGCAAGCATACCTTGCAATGGGCGAAGGCGCCGCAGAAGACAAAACAACACTTGCCCAAAAGGACATCCGTTTCGCAAGAACAATCCAAAGACTTCAACGTGTCATAATCGCGGAACTTGAAAAGGTTGGTATTATTCATCTTTATACCCTTGGATTCCGTGGTGATGACCTGTTATCATTTAAGATCGCTCTTAACAACCCATCTAAGATTGCAGAACTTCAAGAGATTGAGCATTGGAAAGCTAAGTTCGATATTGCTGGCTCAGCAACTGAAGGTTATTTCTCACGTCGTTGGGTTGCTGAGCATATCTTTGGCATGACCCACGAAGAATTTGCACGCAACCAACGCGAGATGTACTACGACCGTAAGCACGATGCATCACTGCAGGCCGTCGCCGAATCTGCTGCAGCAGGCGAAACTGGTGGGTTAGGCGGAGGCCTAGGTGGTGATTTGGGTGGCGGACTTGGAGGTGACCTTGGCGGAGATGATGCTTTGGGTGGTGATGCTGGTGCACTAGCCCCCGGCCCCGAGGAGTTGCCGGCTGGTGCTGCTGGCACTGATCTTGGCGATGCGCCCGCTGGAAGCCCCACAGGCGGTGATGAGTCTCCTTTATTAGCGGTACCGCCCGGCTCTCGTGATGATGTCAGAACATATGAGAAGAGCACCTATAAACCTGTCAAAAATGATAGAAGAAAAGAACGAGGACCTAGAACTCGAAACTATGCTAGCAAAAGAAGCTCAGAAAAAAGCAGTTCAACATTAAGAAATATTTTTCCTGGGTCAGAAATCAATAGGATTCCAAGTATAGCAAAAGGCATTTATGAAGAAGAGCAACCTATTTATAAGTTGAACGAGCATGCTGAAGAACAAAAACTATTTGAAATTGATAATTCAGTTGTACAATTAATTGAAAACTTGGACATAACTTTAAAGAAAAAACTGATGGAGAATAAAGATGAGGAATAAACATAATAAAAAAAGAAATACAGCATTTATTTATGAATCTTTGATGCGAGAGATTACTGCTTGTGTTCTTAAGAAGGACTCCAAACAGAAAGAAAAAATCATGTCTTTAGTTAAAAAACATTTTAATGTTGATGGTGTACTCTATTATG